CGCCGCCGTGCTCGATCAGGCGAGCGTCATCGAGGACGTACAGGACCATGTAGTACGCGCCAAGGTCGCCGTTCCTGTAGTCCTCGGCGCTCGCGCCGATCCTCTCGGCAATCTTCTCCGGATGCTGGTGGAACGGGGCCAGCTCAAGCAGGTCCCGCACCAGGGCGTAGACCTGCTTCGGGTTGCCGCACCCGCAGGTCCGCAGGTCGTCGCAGAACAGCTTGTACAGGTGCTGGAGATCGTCCAGTGTCTCGGCATCGCTCACCCGCTTATTCTCGCCCTGCTGGTCAGGTGAAGGCGACGTCAAGCTCATGGTGCGCCTCGTGTGCCCGGATGAGCGCCGCTGCTTCCCTTGGCGACCAGGTGCGCCCGTACTCGTCGGCCACCCATGGGGTGAACCGGAATGCCCGGTTGCCGTGCGCTTCCAGGCAGGCGAGCAGCCCGGCGGTGTCTCGCCAGCCTCTGGCGTCGCCCTGTGCGAAGAGGCTGGCGTCCGTTGTCCACGCCTCCCCAGCGGTGGCCCCGATGTGGGCCGACTCGGGGAAGTCGGTGCTGTGCAGGTAGTAATTCGTGCTCACCCGCCCATTGTTCCTGGAAGGCGGTGGCCCGGTTGACCTTGCCGAGCAGTGCCACCGTGGAGACCCGCGAGGCCGCATGGCTGAGCACCGTTAACGACGGGCTTCCGAGCCTGCCTGAGCAGTACGGCGGCCCGTGGGAGGTCCTCCAGGCGTTCTACACGAGGACGCCGGGCACCCAGAAGACCCAGTGCTACGTGTGGGCCGGGGAGATCAGCGACGAGCGGGTAGCGAACATCCGCATCCGGCCGACCTACCAGATCACGCTCGTCATGCACTGGCCGCTGCGGCAGACCACCTCCCCGCTGGCCGAGCAGGAGCAGCAGGCGTTCAAGGACGCCGTCGACCTCACCCTCCAGCGAATCCGCGGGCCTGCAGGCGACAAGACCCACGGCGGGGCGTTCCTCACAGCGGGTGAGGTTCCACGCTCACCAGGCGTCCACGTCCAGTTCGAGCCGCCCTGGGTCACCATCCAGGCCGACAAGGAGCTGCGCGGCCAGATCACCTACTACGCCGACGACTTCGAGATCAACGCTTAGGCGGCCAGAAGTGCAACGTCACGCGGCACTCCGAGCATGGCACCTCTAGGCCGGTCTCCCGGTCGCGGCCGATCGTCCCTGTCATCTCGACCTGCGGGTGCTCCATCAGAGTCCACCCGGCTTCCAGTGCGGCCCAGATCGCGTCCTCAACCTGGCGGTACATGGCCTCGCGGCAGGCCCTCGCGATGCCATTCAGGAGCCGCTGGTGGCTGCCGCCGATGAGGTTGCCAAGGTCCGCCCCCGAGTCGCCAACGGTCTCCGGTCCCTTCGCAAGGCAGCCGACCCTCACCGAGGCAGGCCCCTCGAACGGCCAGATCACCGGGTCGACAGTCCCGACGTAGAGGAATTCCTCGAGGATCGCCGGCAGCGTGCCGTCGGGCCACCCGCCGTGCTGGTCAGCCACTGGCCGGGACCACGGCCACCGCCGTTCGCGGCGGGATCACCTGCCCGTTTGGCAGCGCCTGGTTCGCGTGATGCGCCGACCAGGCGACAAGGCACCCGTCAAGCGCGACGTACCGGACCAGATGCCGGCCGTCCGGGGCGCGGCCCATGTCCCGCTCCCAGGCCGATGCCTCCACGTCGCTGACCTTCCGCCACCTGCCGGGCGACTCGGGCGACGGGTCCTGCTCATACCAGCCCGGCTCGGGCAATCCGCTCACCCCACCACCGTAGTCCCCGCCGGGAGGTTCCCTTGGCCCGCTTCCGCAATGACACCGGCTCGGTGCTGGTCTCCGAGGAGTTCGGGCTGCTGCCGCCCGGCGAGTTCGACGCCCCCGGCTACGACCCGGAGGTTCACGGGGTGATCCCCGGCTGCGTCTGGCTTGACCCGCTCGAGCCCGAGCCGGAGGCGGCTGAGGCCACGGATGGCGTGGCTTCCACCCCGAAGACCGCCGGCAAGCGCGGCAAGGCCGCCGGGACAGCAGAGGAGACCGCCCCATGACATTCCTGACCCGGCTCGCCAAGGTCGGCGCCGCCAAGGAGACCGTCCAGTACACCTACCTTGCCCCCACCTTCAGCATCCCGTGGAACACCGGCAAGTACAACGACGCCATCACCCCCCTGCGGGATGAGAGCATCCGGGCGAACGACTCCGTCCTCCAGGGCCTCGCGCAGGGCCCGTGGTCCTCCACGTTCGAGCTGGAGCACCTCGCCTACCCGGACATCCTCGGCAACTGGTTCCGGGCCATCATCGGCCCCGACACCGTCACCGCCGGGACGTCGACCACCCTGGCGTCGAACAGCGTCGCGGGGGCCACGTCGCTGTCCCTGACCGCGAGCGTCGCGGCGAACAGCATCATCCAGGTCTCCGACGCCATGGGCGCGAACCTTGAGTGGGCCCAGCTTGGCACCGTCACCGGCAGCGGCCCCTACACGGCCGCCGTCACCACCCCTGGCGGCATGAAGTACGCGCACACCGCCGCCGGCGGGTCGGTCATCTCCCAGTCGACGCATGTCTTCACCCAGAACCGGACGTTCTCCACTGTCTGGCCGACCTACTCCTTCACTGTCGATGACGGGGAGGAGCAGCTTGGCTTCCCTGGCTGCGTCTGCTCGGAGCTGGCACTGAAGATCGACCCCAAGGGGTGGATCACCGCCTCGCCCAAGTTCACGGGCTTCCCGTCTAGCACCCAGTCGACGTTCGCCTACGCGGCGTCGACGGTCCAGCCCGTCGCCGGCTGGGGCTGGACCGTCAGCAACCCGGCCGCGTCCACCCGCGGGCTGACCATGGACTTCACGTTCAAGCGGGCCTGCGAGGTCATCCAGAGCAGCGACGGCACCCAGGCGCCCCGGGAGATCTTCCCCGGCGCGCTCGAGCTGGACGGCAGCTACAAGACCGTCTACGACTCCGCCGCCGACATGAACCTGTACAAGCAGTACTCCCAGGGGATCACCACCCACCTGCTCACCCAGCCGGTCGCCACCGGCGGCCAGTCCCTGCAGGTCACCATGTCCAAGGGCGGCACCACCACCGGCGAGGCCGACACCGGCCAACCCTATTTGCAATTGTCCCAAAACGTGTCTGGCATCGCCAATGCCACGGACGGCGGCATCGTCACGGTCACCCTTAAAAATTACGTCGCGACTGCATTCTTACGGGCCTTGCGCCGCGCCCTCGATGCCTTCTGGTAAGCGGCTTGCCTCGCCCGCCCTTCTGGCGTTTGTCGCTTGACTTTCTCGCAAGCCTTGCACCGGCGCCCTCCGTTATAGAGGTACGTATTCGCCTCGTCATAGAGATGACCAGCCGGACAGCGGATCTTGGCGGCGTTTGCCGCCTGGAAGGTCTCACCCCGCAGCAAGTTCACCCGCCCTGTGACCGGCTCAAGGTGAGCCGGGTTGCAGCACGGCGGGTTCCGGCACAGGTGGTCGAGTTGCAAGCCCTCCGGAATCGAGCCGACGGCCAACTCGTAGCTGAGGCGGTGCGCAGCGACTCTCCGTCCGGAATAGCCAAGTCGGCCGTACCCGTTTGAGGCTCGCCAGCCCTGCCATAGCCAGCACGGGCCGAGGTCAGAACGACATTCAGGCACCGGCCCGTTCTTGTCGACCCTGGCCCAGAACCGTTCTTCTGGGCTTGATCCGGCACCCGGCGGATCGCCGTGGGCTAGCCACCGATCGTAGTGAAGGTGGCATAGGCCTCGCCGCAGCCTTCCGCCTCTCTTGCATCCTTCGACGGAACACCCATCCGGTTGTGGTGCCCGGAGGCTGCCGACAGGGTCGCCGGTTCTCCGCCACCGCTGGTGATGGGCCTTGCACCAGCCCCTGCCGTAATGGGGCTTGCCGCACCCGTCAACTGAGCATGTACGCTCCGTCATGTCGATCTCCTCGCGAGGGATTCAAGATCGGCCGTGCCCGGGACGGTGCCAGCCGTCGCCGGGCTTTCGCATGCTCGTTCGATTCTACTAGGAAAGGTCGTTTCCAGTGGGGTACAGGAACCCCGTCATCACGCTCCGCTTCCCTGAGCTTGCGGAGGAAGGCGACAACGTCTACGTCGTCATCCGCAACCCCAAGCTCGTCCCGATCTCCGAGATGCAGGCCCTGTCCACGTCCACGGGCCGGCTCAGCGACGCGGAGAAAGCCCGGATGGCAGCGGCGAGGGCGGCGATCGAGGCAGGCCAGGACCCC